CTTTACTAGCCACTCAAACCACCAATCTAAAATAATTCTATCTCTTAGACTGTTGCTGGCTCCGCCAAACTAAATAACGCCCCAAAGTCCACAACATACGGTCACTACACTCCATAAGAGCATTAGGACTAATACCAGTCTCAACTGCAAGATAGGCGATATACCAATGAGCGGAACTCTCGCCTAAACCAACTATTTTGGGTCGGCTTCACTCGGCTTTACACTAACGACATCATCAATCCAGACATCAAACTCTTTAGTCGTGCCTTTAGTGCGAGTCTCAGAAGCCCACGCCAAAAACAGCAAGTGAGTCAACTTAGGGTTAGCTTCAAGCACAGCAACCGACTGGTCAAACTTAGTTTCAAATCTGACCATATCGGAAGCCGAGCAAACTATTTCTTTATCTTCGCCAGAAACAAATTCAATGCGTAGGTTAATTTTCAATTGTTTTCCTTAGATTAGGCTGTTGCACGAGTGACTGTGCCAGTAGTTGGCCAAGTCACAGATAGCGTGGCGATATCCCCGACAGAAGCCGAGAACGGTTGGTATTGGCTAACAAGACATACAGCTGTCCACGCAGGGTTGGTGGCAGAAGTAGCAGAACTTGTTGGCTTTACAACAACAGTTGCAAACGAGTTGTTTGTTCCATTGAACAAACCAGACAAAACTGAATCTACAGAAGAAGCACCAAAGTCTTGGTAGAAGTTTAGGGTTACAGAACCCGACCTCAAACCAGCAATTCGGCTTCTCCAAGCAGAACCAAAAGCGGTTGTTTCAATTTCATCCATTGAAAGGTCAAGGGAAACGCTCTGAAGAACATTTGAGAACGCAGTTCCATTGACTGTAATGTTGTGGTCAGTTGCAGCATATACTGGCACAGTAATATCTCCTAATTAGCTTGAACAGCACAGTCAAACTCCGCTGTTAAATAAGTATTTTCTCCTATTGTGACAGAGCCGTAGTTTCTCATGTCAGACACAACCAAATCGTATGCACGACCTTGAAGTGTCCTATCTGATTCTATCGCACTTTTTATACTAGATGAACCAGTAGGGGAGCAATAGGCATCCAATGTATTCTGGGCTGAACGCTCAGAAACTCTACCAACAAACACCGACACAATAAAACTGTAAGTGTTCAAACCATTCTGAAAAGACCTGTGATACTCAATGTTCTGCGGAGTCACAATAGCCAAAGGCGGATTGATGTTGTCAGGCACAAACGCTGAAACACGCAAACCAGTAATCGTAGCGAGATTATCTGCGATACCATCACGCAAAGCACTCAAACTAGCCATCAGGCAAGATTCCTTAATTTACGGTAAGAGTTCAACAACTGTGCCACATCAGGGTCAATCCTGCTAGACAACCTAAAGAAACCAGTATCAGGGCTAGAAATGACACCCAAAGGCGAATCAAGGCGCTTAAACAACCGCATAGCCTGAATAATCGTAGCTTGCTTCACAGCGATAGGAACAGCACTCCAACCCCACACACCAGTCACCTGCACCGTAGCATCACCATAATCAGAGTCATAAGGGAACTCATAAACCCCTACAGCCCGAATCCTAGTGATAGGCCAACCAGAGAAACCATCAACCACACCATTCAAAGGCTCAGTCTGATAATCGTCAGCAGTCCAAGTTTGGTCAAAAGTCTTATTCAACAAAGTAGAAACAGCGACAGTAGAAACACTTATCGCATCATCAATAGGAACAACATAGTCATCACTCGGCACAAACACCCTAGTAGCAGTTCCAGCATTATAAAAATTACGCATAGTGTATTCATCCACTAAACGAGAAGCAGACTCCAACGCCAACTCCAACAGCCCATCATCAACGCTATCTTGGATGCGTAAAGCGGTCTTCAGTTCATTTAAAGTTGCATAACCATTTACTACAGGCACAATCACTCCTAGTATCTACTAGCCAATTTTATCGCTATTTACTATACGCTTCTTCAACTCAGTAGTGCTAATACCAGCAGTATAAGGCACATAACACAAAACTATCTTCAACTCATCCAGCCAAGCCTGCGTAAACTGCATTTGAGCATAATAATCCTTCTTAGCCCAATCATCCCCAATAACCACAAAATCAGGCAACACATTCAAAATAGCAGGCTTACTATCCACCCCACCGATGTTCTCCACAACCGAATCCACATACCTACAAGCCATCAAAACCGCTTTACGCTCATCAAACGACATCACAGGAGCTTTACCCTTATAGGCTTCAATAAACTCGTCAGTATTTAGGCTAACCACTACACGCCCATCTAAACCAGCAATCCGCTTACATTGTCTCAAAAACTTGACATGACCTGCATGAAACAAGTCAAAAGTGCCGCCAGTATAAACTACTCCCACGAGTTATCCCTTCTAATCCGTAAAGACCAAGCACCTTCACTAAAGTCCTGTTCATTCTCTTTCTTCAAAAACAATAAATGGTTACGACCAAAAGTAGTGTCATTTTGGCTATGGAAACCGCTAGCCAAAGTAGAACTATTGTCATGCTGTAAAGCTGCGTGAATAAAGTTTGCTTTGAAACCAGCGTTCATTATTCTGCGTTCATAATCGTTATCTTCAAAATAGATAGGGTGGAAGCGTTCATCAAACAAACCAACATCTTCTACAACTTTCTCACCCAACACAAACCCCGACCATTTAGGCATAATGCTTAGAAAGTTTATAGTGGTCGTATCAACCTGTTTCTCAATAGTTTGTAACGCACCAGGCGCAAACACGCTGTCATCATTGACCAACACCCAGTAAGGGGCGAAAGGAGTGGACTTGATAATCAAATTCAAACCACCCCCATAACCCAAGCCATAAGGCACCTGAATAAGCCACATACGCTCCACCAAAGCAGGTTTCACAGGATTATAGGTTTGCTTACCAGAATTATCAACAATAACTAAATCCTTCACAGGATAGTCAATAGAAGCCAGCAACCTATCAGCAAGGTCAAACTTAGAGTAAGTGAGAAACCCTAAAACTGGAATCACGCAAACAACTTCTTCCACAAAGGAAGCCAATGCTTATCCCAAACAGTCTCAACATCAAACTGCTTAGCAAACTCAATGCTCGCTTCACTACGCACTCTAGGAGCCTTATACGCTTCTTCCAAAGCCTGAACAATCGCAGGAATACTAGGAGTCTGCCACCAAGCGTTCTGGCCAGCATCCCAAGCGGGCTGACCTTCAACAAGCCAACAATCCGAAGAAACAAGGTCAGGAGTAGCAGCCCAATTAGAACCAATCACCCTAGTCCCACAAGCCTGAGCTTCAATAGTAGGAACGCCAAAACCTTCACCAAAACTAGGTGCAAGCATCACATCCATAGCAGTATAGAAAGCCGACAACACTTCCTGACTAATCCCATACTTATAGTCAGCCATGTCAGGGAAAATAATCTGTTCAGGGTTTATACCCAAAGACTCCAACAACACAAACAAATTCCAGCCACCAGCACCACCAAAAGGGTCAGTATGCAAATACAGTTTCGCATCAGGCTTATCCTTAGCAAAAATACTGAAAGCCATAATGTTCTCAGCGAACGCTTTACGGTGAATCAAACCAGAAGCCTTATTAGCTGCGTTCATACCCACAACAAAATCATCATCAGTCAAACCCATAAAGTCCCTAGTCTTTACACCAGCAACTTCAAAAGTAGGTTTGATAGTTTTAGTGTCAACAGCGTGCGGGACATACTCACAAATCAAACCATTCTGCTCCATCTGACGGACACCATGCGGACTCATAGCGATAGGCACAACATTAGGTTTCTTCAACCACTCCAACACCATAGGTGGAATAGTGATGTGGTCTAACGGAACCCAAGAAGCAATCTTGTCAATATTGTCGTAAGCTTTGCCCTTCAGCACCCACACATCGTAGAGCGTGAAAAGCACATCATTCAAAGAGTCCTTACGACCCTTATTTACCGTATTCACATGATGCTTATGGTTCATAGGGATAACATCATTAGAGTAAGGTTCAAAGCCACGAGCATAATGTGGAATCTCACCAAACGCAGTCTGCAAGACACCATTAGCGCCTTCTAAACCAAAATTACTTAGCGCAGCAACATTCACCCCATCACGCTTCAAACGGTCAACCAAATAACCTGTCTGAACACCATACCCAGTAGGCGTGTAAGGCGAATTAGATAAAACAGAAACAATACCCTTTAGTTTTGGCATAGGACTTTCCTTTTCTCGTAGGTATCACTAGACTAGCATAAGAAAACCCCCCAACGCCTACGCACATTGGGGGGTTTTCCGTCTAAATCAAGGTTTAGCTTGCGCCACCCTTGAAGTATTTGACATGACTTGCGTGAGTCAAGTTACCATCAACACGCATCTTCACGCGGAAGGTGGTGACATCTTGGTTGAACGCATAGTCAGGTGACTGAGCAATGTCAATACCGCCAGCAACACGAACCTTGTATGAAGGTAGGTGTCCGAACAGCACAGACTTAGCACCAGTAGCAACAGCAGCAACAGCAGGGTTCTCGTAAACAGGGAAGCCCAAAACTGTGTCAGGTGCGCCAGTAGTTCCTGGAACGAAAATGTAGTTACCAGCACCATCCTTCAGCTTGCGAAGAACACCAAGCGAAGAAGTTGACATCTGGAAACCAACACCAGGAAGCGCACGAGCAGCACCATCAAGGCTGTAAACAAGGTCAACTAGG